CCAAATAGCTTCAGCAAACTCTAAACCAACTCGTGCACTATTTTCGATCTGTTGGCTTTCGAATTGAGGTAAATACAGTGACATAATTTGTTCATCTGTTTTGTACACCGTATGTACAATCTCCCATGACAGGATGTCGCCATTAACATCAGTTTTAGATGCGCGCAACATTTGGCCTAATTTTGGATCAGTCTCTAAATAATTAATATATGAAGAGAACAAACGATTACTGTCCAAATTATTGAAAGTATAAATTCGCATAGCACAAGCTTTCAAATAAGACCATTTAATACTCTGATGAGCACGAGTTTTCCAAATCATGGTACTGACAGCTTTATTATGGTCAGGAAAAGGAATATATCTACCACGCATAAGACGTGATCTCTGTGATAGAAATTGTCTATCTATCAAGGCACCGTCTGAAACGGCACTATCTTTCAAATTAATACCTAAAGAACGCCAAACTTGGGCAATAGATTTAGGATTAAACCAGAGAAACACATCTTCTTCAACAGTCCCAAGAGAATCATCACCACAAAGCGCTAATTCAACGCTATTAGAAAACAAATCATAAGTGGTGTTCTCACCATCAGGATTTAAGACGATCCATGCATAACCAAAAAGCATATAATGGATAATTGTGTTAGTAACAATTGTCAAAAAAGAACCTGACGGATTACCTTGGTTTTTCAAAAAGAGGGAACCATCGGGGCATAAAACGAGAGTTTGCCAAATCTCTCGAAACAAATTTTGGAAACGAATTCGATTGAGTTCTGTTTTGTCTTCAAAATAAACAAAAGACCACATAACTTCACAGAAACTCTCGATCATTTCACGGCTAAGCGTAGAATCCCAGGCGCTAACATCCATTTCAAAAGCATGAGGATGTACAGATAATCTTTTCATCATTTGATCCCACGCACCTGAGAAAAACGAACCTCCAACAAAGGAACAGCTCGTAGGCCAACTACGATAAAACTTCTCATTCATCTCTCCAGTAGCACCAATCCCGGCCAAAGTATTGTCATCATTTGAGGCTAAATATGCTCGAAATTCATCAGCCTTAATCTTGGAAACTTTACGCAGTTCCTTTTTACCAGAAGCGACACAAAAAGAGGTCGGCTTATAGTTAAGTTTACTGATACGTTCCAAGTATGCTTCATAGTCTTTACGAGCAGGTTCACCACCTTGATAACTTAAATAATCTCGCTTCTTAGCGAAACCGGGTCGCCCATCATAAGGACGATTATATGGAAATCCTGGTGATTTGGCTGGATTGACAAATTGTTTACAAACGTCAAAATCCCAGTTAATACGAGAATTATTCATCATACTAAAATGTTTCATAGCAAATTCAACAGCCATACGCCATTTCCTCTTGTGAGGAGGGATAATTGGGTTACGATACCTCATTAAATTTTTCTGAACAGAGGTACCTGTAGGATATCCGAAACGCCATTCTGAAAAAGCATCATCTATACAGGCGCCATCTAAATATTGTGATATGAATTTCTTAAAATAAATATCTTCATGATAAGTACCTTTAGAATCAGAAATTC